ATGGTCCCGGCCACGGCCTTCGCTGGGGCGCCCAGGATGCATGCCGGTGGCGCGGTGGGCGGTCCCACCTGGGCCGGGCTGCGCCCTGACGAGGTGCCCGCGATCCTGCAGCGGGGCGAGCGGGTGCTGTCGCGCCGCGAGGCGCGGAGCTACGGCGCGGGCGGCGGCGTCACCATCAACATCAACACCCGCGACGCGGAAAGCTTCCGGCAATCTCGGACACAGGTCGCGGCCGACATTGCCCGCGCGGTGTCGTTGTGGCGCAGGGGGCTTTGATGTTGGATTTGCGATTGTTGATTTGCGATTTGCGGCCCCCCTGACCTCCCACATCACCAATCACAAATCAGCAATCCCACATCAAACATCTCAAATCAGAAATGCCAATGTTCCGCGAGGTCCGGTTTCCCGACGACATCAGCCGGGGCGCGCGGGGCGGGCCGGAGCGGCGCACGCAGATCGTCGAACTCGCCTCGGGCGACGAAGAGCGCAACGCCAGCTGGGCGAACTCCCGCCGCCGCTACGATGTCGCCTATGGCATCCGCCGCGCGGACGATCTGGCGGCGGTGGTGGCGTTCTTCGAGGCCCGTAATGGCAGGCTTTACGGCTTCCGCTTCAAGGACTGGGCCGACTGGAAGTCCTGCTTGCCGTCGCAGACGCCCGCGGCGACCGATTAACTCATCGGCACCGGGGATGGCACCACCACCGACTTCCAGCTTGTGAAGGCCTACGCCTCGGGCACGCAGACCTGGAACCGGGCCATCACCAAGCCGGTCGCGGGCAGCGTGACTGTTGCGATCGACGGGGTTGAACAGGCGAGCGGCTGGTCCATCGACACCACCACCGGCCTCGTCAGCTTCGACAGCGCGCCCGCGGCAGGCGTCTCCATCACCGCCGGCTTCGCGTTCGACGTGCCCGTCCGCTTCGACACCGACACGCTCGACGTGACGCTCGACATCGAGCGCCTCGGTTCCATCACCTCCATCCCGCTCCTGGAGATCCGGCGATGAACGACAATTCCGGCTTCGTCGCGACGGTGCTGCGCGACCTCGCGGCATCGACGGCGGTGATCCTTGCCGCCTGGGGCGCGCTCGGCGGCGCAACCAACGCGCTGACCACCAAGATGCGCCTGCGCGACGCCCTGCGCCACATCCTGCTCGGCGGGCTGATCGCGGCCGGCATGGGCAGCCTGTCGATGGCGGTGATCACCAGCTGGCTCGGCCTGCCGCCGCAGGCGATCCCGGCCGGCGGGGCAGCGGGCTCGGCTGCCTATCTCGTCGGCGTCTTCGGCCCGGCAGTGATCGAACTGGTGCTTGCCCGCCTGCGCCAGGCGCGGGAGGGCGGCGATGACTGAACTCGTTCGCGTCCTGCGCGGCCTGCGGCGCCTGACCGACGACCCGCGTGACGCTTTCACCCACCGCCTGCGCATTGGCCTCGCGGTCGCCGCGCTGATCCTGATCCTCTCCTTCCTGAGGTAACCCCATGCACATGACTGACCGGGGCCTCGTGACCCTTGCCCGGCACGAAGGCATCGTGCCCGGGCCCTACCGCGATTCCACCGGCACCTGGACCTTCGGCATTGGGCACACCGCCGCCGCCGGGCCGCCCGATCCGGCGCTGATGCCGCGTGGGATGCCGGACGATCTGGATGCCGGTATCCGGGAGGTGTTCCGCATCTTCAGGACTGATCTGGCCCGCTACGAAGCTGACGTCCGGCGCGCCGTGACCGTGCCGCTGGCGTCCCACGAGTTCGATGCGCTGGTCTCGTTCCACTACAACACCGGCGGCATCGCCAAGGCTGCGCTGACCCGGCACCTCAATGCCGGCGATCGCGTCGCGGCCGCCGACGCGTTTCTGAACTGGCGCAAGCCTGCCTCGATCATTCCCCGCCGCGAGGCCGAACGCGACCTGTTCCGCCATGGCAGGTATCCCAGCGGCACCATCCCGGTCTGGTCCGTGGACCGCACGGGACGCGTGGACTTCTCGCGGCCGATCCGTCGCCTGACCGAGAACCGGGCGCTGGCCCTGCTGCGCCCCGCCAAACCCGAACCCAGCTCAAACGCACCGACCGGCTGGGTCGCCCGGCTGGTCGCCTTCTTCTCCACGCTGATCCGGAGGGACTGATCCATGCGCTACATCCGACCGACCTCTCTGACCTGGTGGGCGGGACTGCTCGCCATGCTCACGGGCATTGCATCTGTCGCGCTTCCCGCCACCGGCCCGCTCGCCGAACTGTCCCGGCTCGTCGCGCTGCTCGCAGGCTCAGGTGATGCCTCGCCCGCCGGCCTCATGTTTCTCGGTCTCGGGCTCATCGGCCTGCGCGACCGGATCGAGCGGGGGTTCCGGAGCGATGCCTGAGTTTCTGATCTGGCTGGTGGCCGCTCTGGGTGCTGTCGGTGGCGTCGTCCTCGGCCGCCTCTGGGGGCAGGTGGAAGGCAGACGCGCAGGCAAAGAGGAGGCAGAACGCGATGCGTTGGAAGAGACAATCGGGAAGGTCGAACGTGGCCGCGATGCGGTTCGCGACGGCCGCGGCGCTGGCGATCCTGCTCAGCGGCTGCGCAACAACGACGGTGCCTGGTGATGCCGGCTGCATCTCCTACGCCGAGGCGCGGCTGGCCCGGCCACCTGCGGAAACCGTGACGCAGGTTCCGCCGGACTGGGCGCGCTGGATCGCCGATCTCGACGACCGCATGACGGGGACCTGCCGATGAAATCCTTCTCGCCTGCCCTGCAGACCCATCTCGACGAGGGCACGACCACGCTTGCCTGGTGCTGGCGTATCACGCGGGCCGACGGACAGGTGTTCGGCTTCACCGATCATGACCGAATGCTCAACTTCGAGGCTACCAGCTTCGAGCCCGAGAGCGGATTTGCGGCTTCGGAACTGCGCGCGGGTTCCGATCTCGCGGTCGATGCGCAGGATGCGGAAGGCGTGCTGCGCTCGGGCGTCATCACAGAGGCCGACATTGCCGCGGGGCTTTGGGACGGCGCGGCGGTCGAGGTCTGGCGGGTGAACTGGGCGGATACCGACCAGCGCGTGCTCATGCGGCGCGGGGCCATTGGCGAGATCCGGCGCGGGCGGGTGGCCTTTTCGGCCGAGATGCGCTCGCTCGCCCATGTGCTGGACCAGCCAGTCGGCCGAAGCTTTCAGGCCGGCTGCGATGCAGTTCTGGGCGATACTCGCTGCGGGATCGACCTCGCGGATCCTGCGTGGAAGGGCACCGGCACCGTCGCGGTGTTTCTGCGCGACCGGGCGTTCTCGGCAACGGGGCTCTCGGGCTTCGCCGCCGGGCTCTTCACCTTCGGCACGCTGACCTGGGACTCGGGCGCCAATGCCGGGAGGAGCGTGGAGGTGGAGCGCCACGAGGTCGCCACCACCGGCGAGGCTGTCATCACGCTGCTGGAATCGCCTGGCAGTCCCATTGCTGCGAACGACGCCTTCACCATCCGCGCGGGCTGCGACAAGGCCTTCGCCACCTGCCGCGACCGCTTCGGCAACACGGCCAACTTCCGGGGCTTTCCGCATATCCCCGGCAATGACACCGTGCTGCGCTACGCGAGCCAAGGGAAGGCGAACGATGGGAGCGTGCTGTGACTGCGGGCTTCATCCGTCGTCCGGCCGCGCGCGGGAAGGTGATCGCGGCGGCCCGGTCCTGGCTCGGCACACCCTATCACGACCAGCAGAGCGTGAGGGGCGTGGGTTGCGACTGCCTTGGCCTCGCACGCGGCGTCTGGCGCGAGGTGGTCGGGCCGGAACCCTTCCCGATCCCGCCCTACAGTCGGGACTGGGGCGAGGCCGGTCCGTGCGAAGTGCTGGCCGAGGGCGCGCGGGGCTGCATGATCGAGGTGGCGGCGGATGACCCTCCACCCGGCGCGCTCCTGATGTTCCGCATGCGCGAACGCGCCATCGCCAAGCATGTGGGCATCCTTACCGACACCGGCACCCTCATCCACGCCCGCGAGCGGCTGGGCGTGATCGAGGAACCCTTCACCCGGGCCTGGCGGCGGCGTCTCGCCTTCGCCTTTCTCTACCCGCAACCAAGGAGGCGCTGATGGCCACGCTCGTGCTCGGTCTGGCCGGTCAAGCCATCGGCGCCTCGATCGGCGGCGGCATCCTCGGCATCTCCGCCGCCACCATCGGCGGCGCGATCGGCACCATGGCGGGGTCTGTCGTCGACAGCTGGATCGTGGGCTCGCTCCAGCCCGACCAGCGCTACGAGGGTGCAAGGCTCGACAGCCTGCGGGTGACCTCGGCCACCGAGGGAACCACGATCCCCCGCGTCTTCGGCCGCATGCGTCTGGGCGGCAACATCATCTGGGCCACCGACTTCACCGAGCATGTCAGCACCACCACCCAGGGCGGCGGCAAGGGCGGCGGGCCCAAGGTCACCACGACCGAGTATTCCTACACCGCCTCCTTCGCGGTCGCTTTGTGCGAAGGACCGATCACCGGCATCGGTCGCATCTGGGCCGATGGCGAGTTGCTTGACACCTCGACCATCACCTGGCGCTGGTATCCGGGCGACGAGACGCAGGCCGCCGACCCGTTCATCGCCGGGAAGATGGGCGCCGAAGGCGCGCCGGCCTATCGCGGC